CAAACCAGCGGCCGAGGAAGATAGCTTCGTGCATTTCCTTAATCTCACCAGCCGACACCGAGCCTTTATACCCGGCATTGCCTACGGCGTTCTCACCAAGAATGTCAGCCATGTAGCGAACGAATGGGTCCGGGTGGTCGGACAGTAGCGCGTGGCTATCAATCCTACCCTTACCAATCAATGCAGCCCGAGGACGCTGGCCAACGAAGTCAATCACTTGTTCAGAGAATACTTCAGGGTCGTAGTCAGCAGTCGTACCAACCTGCGCTGCACCCATCGACTTCGTTTCAGCATCGCTTTCAGCTTGCCGCTGAGCATGTAGCTCTTCAGCTTCTTTCAAACGTGATGCAGTTATCTCACGTTCGGTTATCAAGTCACGCAGTTCAGCATCAAGATTGTCGAGCGTCGCATTGTAGCGGGCGTTCGCCTTATCTAACTTCTTCTGCTCCTTCGCTATCATCTTCGGAAGACGCTTCGTCATGAAGCGCTCGAAGTCTGCCAGCTTAGGATTGATACCGTTGAACTCGCGTGCAACCGCTTCAGCAAACTTATCAAGCTTGCCGTCTTTCGTTGCGATGTTATCACGGATGCTTGCAAGGAACTCACGCTTGACTGTGTTGATTTCCCTCTCAGCTTTCGTACGCGCAGCTGCACTGGCGAATCCCTTTGCAACCTTGGCACGATACTCAGCCAGTCTCTTCGACACGGCAGGAACGCTCTCGGCAATCTTCAAGCGGCCAGGAGCGGGTACTTCAGTCTTCCTCAGCTCGGCCACACGCTTGTCGATATCAGCGATGCGTGTTACCGCAGCTGCATCAGGAACGTGTGGCGCGCGTGCTGCAGCGGCTTGCTGCTCAGCTTCAAAGGCCTGACGGTTCAAGCGCTCGAGGCGTTGCTCTTGGACCGCATCCTGCATTGCCGATGACAGCTTGGACATCTTGGCAGGAGGCAGCGTGCCGGTGAGCGCCTTCTCGACGTTCAGCTTGTCCAGCTCTTCAGCGCCCTTGTATGCCAGCGCCCGGGTCTCTTTGTCAACCTTGTCAAGCAGTGTACCCTTACGGATTGCTCTGCCTGCCGTAGCTGCACCCAGTGTGCCGCCGAGAATACCAGCGCCGAAGATGCCCATCAGAGCATCCTCAACGCCGCGTGTTTCATTGGCTTGAGACATCAGCGTTTCATACACGCCAGCCTCGAGCATGTTGATGCCCATGGCGCGCGCGGCGATAGTCATCCGCGCTGCCTTGGCACTCTTACTCAACATCTGAGGAACAGCACTCAGGCCCCAAGTACCGGCCGTAAGTGCGAGGTTTCCTTCCTCGAAGACATTGGCAAGTACGCGTACGCCGGTTGCATCCCAGCCATCAGCTGCCAACTCTTCATTGATTTGCGTCTCTTGAAAGAAACGGTCCTTTATCCATGAAGCCTCTTCAAGGCTACCAGCTGTCTCCCAATTAGCAGCCAGCTGGTCCTTGTAAGGCTCAGGTACATCAGCCATGAGAGTATCATAGTGGTCGAGGATATTGAAGTCTGGGTCTTCGTTCATAGCAAACTTGGCTTGCATAGCCATGCGTGCCATGCCCGGACCAGCTGCATCAATTTCCCGGGACATGCTCCACGTTTTGCCGAAGCTGTTCTCAGGGTCGACAGGCTCTACAGCCTCCGGCTCTGGAGCATCGACTCGCGCGGCAGGTAGGCTTTCAGAGTATTCATCTTCCTCTGGACGTATCCAACCCGTAGTGATATTTCCCATAATTGATTTCCCTTAGTTTAACATATCTTTATAACGCTGCTCGCGCTCCTTATTGCGAAGGTCATAACCTTGAGCAGTATCCTTTGGACCTTGAGCTTCCTCAAGTTTCATCTTGCGAACGGTGTCCTTCCTACCCTCGTACTCGTCCTTCAGTTCACGGATGTTCTTCGTTAACGGCCGGGGAGGATTTCCGGTACGAACTGGAATACCAGTCTCACCATTCACAACAACCCAATCATGCGAGCCGGGGTTATCCTGCGGAGGAACAAGGTACACATGGTCAGTGCCATAGTAGTCCTTGAAGCCCGGGTCACTAATCAGAGTCTTGCTGTAGACACTTACTTGCTGCTTGAAGTTCTTCGGCAGCGGCAGCTTACCAGTATAGACATACACTCCAGTCGCTTGTCCGTCCTTTGTAGGAGTCGGAGTCTCATAGAACGTATGCTGTTTCATGAAGGAATCCCGAGCAAGCTCGAGTGCAGTCGCATCATCAGCACCAGTGCGGGCGTAGATGTAGCGAGCTTCTTCAATAATCTGGCGCTTCGCATAGCCCAGGTTTTGCAGTGAGACAGTATCGTCCCAGAACAGACCAGAGCCTTCGAGAGTACTCAGCTGTGAAGTCAGTCGCGCCCTGTTTTCCTTCGAGCGTGTTGGGTCGTAGAACTCACGCATACGCTTCTGGCCTTCAGCACCTGACAGTTCCTTCATGGAAGACAGCGCAACCGCTTGCCCTTCATGCTTGGCAATCTTGCGGAACATTGACAGCTCGTAATATCTGTCATCACCAATCCACGCCTGAGTTGCCTTAGGGTCCAGAGCGTCGGCCTGCGTGAACAGTGAGTACGCATTCATGAACACAGCCGGGTTCGCCGGTGTGCCTGCCTGCATAGCCTCGACATACGGAGTCGGGACGAATCCTTTCTCGTTAGCCACGTCAAGCGTTCTTGCAAACACTTCAGCTTGGCGGCCGAGGTCTTCTCCAGCTCCTTCCATAGAACCGCGAGTCATCTCATCGAACTGGTCCTGCATACGCTTGTCGGTCACTTTAGGATTGTTTATCGTTCGCGAAGCGTGCGGAGTGTCGCTTGCAATAAACTGCCGAGCCTGATAGTTCAGCTTGGCTTCCTCTTGTGCCTCGCGCATCTTAGTCAGCATCGACTGTGCATGGGAATTGTTATACTTCCCAGTCTCCAGTACCTGCTTCTCGACGTGCTGCTCCAGCCCGACCCAATCTTCCTCCTGAATCATGCCATAAGCAATCTTGTCGAGCTGATATAGCTCTGCTTGTGAAGCCGCATTGGATTCATCATCAAGTGCGCGTTCGACCTGTCCCTTCAGCTGGACAATCTTGTCATGATACTTGGGATTGTTAATTAATCCCGGCACCATCTCACCAGTTTCAGCATCCTTGTATGGCTCTTCGAACATGCCATAACCATTAGTGCCGATGCCAAGGAACTCAGGGCGAATCTTACCAACTTCAGCTGCAGCAATCAGGTCAGCCTGAATCAGCTCCTGAGCATTGAGACCGGATTGCTTACCGATAGCTCTATGCTGCGCGCGTATCTGGTTAAACTCTTCGATTGATACCGGCTCTTCAGTCGATACTGCATCGAGGTATCCGCCTCGAGTTGCCTCGAGATGATTCGATGTCAGCTTCTCGCGTGCGATTGTGAACTGGTCCTTGCGAATCTTCTCGCGCAGAGCAGCTTCACCCGGCACCATTACCTGCGAGAACGCAGCAATGAAGTCAGGGTTCTCTTCGCCCTCGAGGCGTCCAAGGTTGGCAGCGAACAAAGCGTCTATTGCTGTGTCAGTAACGTACGCTTCAGGGTTAGCTTCGATCTGGTCATAGATGTTGCGCTTCATGCGCTGAGCTTCAGCAAGGCCACTCTGATAATTAAAGCCACGTCCACGTTGGGTGTTGGCGTCTATATCATTATCAGTTGTGTACTTAGTCCACTCTTCATCAGTCATCTCACCTAGCGAAATGCGCTCGGCCTGGCCAGTCAGGTATTCCTGATTGTCCTTTACAGCTTTCCGGTCCTTGTAAATCTGATTCATCACCGGCATCAAGCCTGCCATTCCTTTGGCAACTCCGGCGAGCTTGTTCGCACCCTTCAAGTTCGGCGCGATGTTCGGTACGGAGAAGTTCGAGGGGCGAGCGGCAACAACCAGCTGAGGCGATTGCATACTCGTCTCGACTTTAGCGCGGCCTCTAGCCTGCTTTGAAATCTTCTGAGGCATTATATTCTCCGGTTATACTTTGGTAGTAGTCACAGGCGGCGTACTAGGTTTCAGCCATCCTGCATTGTTTGCGATGCTCAGCGCATCTCCAATCAAGTCCAAGCCCCCTTGGAGCTTACTCGTACTGGTGTACTCGGGTTCAGCTACTTGTCCTCCAGACTGAACTGCGCGGATATCGCGGTTAATTTGCTTCTGGAATAAATCGTAGTTGTAAATCTCAGCGCCTTGTGCGCGAGCTTGTTCAAAGAAGGATTGTGTGAAGGCCACGGTTACACTGTTACCAGCGGTACCTGACTCTCCGGCACTTGTAGATAACCGTCCGCGCATGATTAGACCAGCGCGGGCGATGTCACCCATATTGGTTGCGGCCTTGGCCAAACCTTCTTGCTTTGACTCCATAAGGGCGTCAACCTGCGCACGAACGCGGCCCTTACTCCAAGCCTGCTGCGTCTGGAATGCTTTCCTCTGCGCCTTCGCGGCTTTCTTGTTGGCCTTGTTCCCCATAATAAAGTTGCCAACGCCGAGACCAAAGCTTGCAGCTGCAAAATATGGCATGTGTTTCTCCTGAGAAGTCGGCCAGCGTTAACTGGCCTTCTTCGTTGTATAGTTTCCTGTCCACTCAGCGCTGACCAGTTGGGTCGGCATGTGAGTGTCATTGGTTAAGGTTATCGTGACGCGCTTTGAGTTCGCCATTATCGGGAACTGGAATGTTCCTGTACCGATTGAAGGCGTACCGATGATAAGCCCGAGGTCGCCGAGAGTTTTGCCAGAGTAGACGTACTCATACGCTGAGGCGCCAGGGCGCGGCACAACCGTCGCCTTAATATAACCAGTGTCGCTGTAGCGGAGAGCCATGTTCCTCAGGTGCAGGTGACCATCCAGCATCGGAGAGCCTTCAGCATTCTGACTATCCTTCCGAACGAACTGCTCAGAGAATTGGAACAGGAACTCGTATGGCTGACCAATGTAACAAGGGTCTGCTGACCAATCACCGGGAACGGTTATAGTGGTCGCTGTTGCCTTGACTACTCCAGTAATGAGACTGCCATCACCGTCCCAGTTGCTGCCTTTGACTACCTGCAGCTCCATGTCCGTGTTATCGAACGGAAGTGTGAAGGTCGTCAGGTCAGTACCTGCACTGTAAACGCCAGTCAAAGAAACGCGGCAATCCAAGCAGACAGGGAATCCCATGTCAGCGATGCTCGGGTCATTGGCAAGGTCAATGCGCAACAAGTGTACGCCATCAATCCTGTCCACAGTCAGGAACAAGGAAGACTCGAGCATCTCCATGTTCAGTATGGTTACCTGATTGTCAAGTTCCCAATATGACCATGACGTTTGAACCTGCTCGCCATCTTGCCACAGAAACTTGTAGACATAGATGCGCTGCCGGTCGCCTTCAGTCAGCACGAACAATGTGTCGAGGTCTTCAGCCAGCGCCATCTTATAGACGCCTGCCGGGACATAGTTCGGCACCAGTTGTGTAATGTCAGATGCGACGTTAACAATCTCAGCCGTGTTCGATACCATGTACTCACGGATGCTTGCCCAGTTCGGAGTCTCCGACGGGAAGAAGATCGAGTTGCCGATTGTCACCGGCTTGCAGTCTGCGTTCGCAGCGTACGTTGTGGACACATCAATGACTGCCGTAGAAGGCGTCAGTACTTGTCCTTGCGGCGTACTCATAATGAACTGAGTCGCATCACTGAATAGAGCCAGTGAACGGTTAAACGGTATCGCGTTCTTCAGCTCAGACACGCGGACGTTAGCTGCCCTCAAATCAACAGGGTCATTGTCCAGCTGTGCAGTTGCGGTCTGTCCGAAGAAGTTCTCATAAACCGGCCCTGATTGCGATAGGATGCAATACTCACCGGCCAAGAATCCAAGGCGATTGCGATGAAAGAATACATCTTGTATGTAGCGGTCAATGAAGCTTGGGTCCGGCACAGTGACAACATCACCAGCGGCTCTGGTTCCCCAAGTCACGGTAGTAAATGTGAACTGACCAGTGCCTGAGTTGTACGTCAGCTGGTGTGGCATCGTGGTAGCTGCAATAGTTGTCAGCTGGCCAACGCCGGGGACTTCTTCCCATACGCCGGTCGTGCCATTCCACTGCATGTAGTGGCCTTGAGCCTTCACAGTGCCATCACCGACGACAAGATAAGTGTCGCCATTAGTGGGCGCTGCGATTGCCAGAAGCGCGGCCGTATCCTGGATTTGACCAATGTATGTTCCACCGGCTACAGTACCAGCCTGTACTACTTGAAACTCTTTGTTCGCTATATATGTGATGCCTTCAACAGTAACTGTAGCGAATGCCTTGGCGGCCAGTCCAGTACAGTTCAGGTATGCCTTACCTGTAGGGAAGTTCACAGTAACAGAGTTGCCGTCCATGTCGAACACGGCAAGGTCGCTATCAATTATCACCAGCACAAACTGTTCAGTTGCGGACCAGTTCATCACCGACATATAAGCCGATGTGTAATTGGAGCCTGACAGTTTCTTCAGGTGCTGGTAAGGCATGCGCTTGATTAAGCCGTCTGCCAAATCGGAGTAGCCGTTCACCTGCGCCTCGCATTGCGAAGGATGCCGCAAGCTAGGTGCCTGCTGAGATACTCCGTTGAGCAGGCTCGCAATGGGTCTACGCAGTGCGGTCATTACATTCTCCTAGTCTTTAACCTGCCGATGCCGTAGTGGTCACTATCGAACATCGTGCGGTCTGAGTTACGCATGTCGTGGCGGTGGGCAGTTGCCTTCGCTTCACGTTCATCGTCTACTGTTAATTGTGAGCCAGTGACATCGCCCTGCAGCCTGTTGGACAGGATGCGTGCGGCGCGCACAGCGATGTAGTGCCGGACATATTGCGGCAGGTCTTCATAATCAAATTCCCACAGCACTTCACAGGTCAGGTTATCAGTGAACAGGAAGGTATGGTCAGTCTTGTTGTACAGCTTGCCCTGTCGCACTGTAACATCGAGGCCACCGGGCATTGTATCCATGGTAATTATATTCGAGGTGATAACAACTTCATCGTTGATATCAGGGATAACCGTGTAGTTCTTGTCGGTATTAAATTCCCAGCCCTGCGCTTGAATAGCCCTAGACACTTCATCCAGAATTGTCTCTGCGGTCGAGACATAAACGTCACCAGCCGCACCAGTCAACGAAGACACAGGAACTTCGCCGACGTTCGATAGCATCAGGTTGACAGCTTCAAGCTTGCTCAATCCAGCCATTTATATTCTCCAGAAAAAAAAGGAGGCACCAATTAAGGTACCTCCTTGTTGTATTACTCAGCGTACTTGACGTAGACCCACACGTCGAGGTCCGCAACAGCACCAGCCACAGAGGCAAGTACCAGCCGCAGGGTTGTATCCCCAGCAGTGTTAGTGTAGTAGCCGCCACCGTTTGCAGTGATAGCAGTCACGCCGGAATCGACGTACAGCGTACCATCAGGCGAGACGGAAAGCGTCAGACTACCAGAGTCCCAAGTGCCTTTCGCGAAGACAGCGAGGTCGCCCGGGCGGGTAAGAACCACTTCAGTATTACCATTGTCGGTCAGGTTCTCAGCAGCAAGCAGCACTTGGCTCATCACAGCCTTGGCCTTGATGGTGATAGTGATGGACGCACTGGCAGTGGCGACAGAAGCGATAGTGAACCGCAAGTCCTTGCCGTATGCAGTGAAGGTGCCAAGATAGCCGTCGCCGGTCGTCTTGGTGAAGCCGGGTACAGTTACCCAAGTCGTGCCACCATCGAAAGAAGCTTCGGCAGTCAGGCTACCAGAGTCCCAAGTCTCGGCGTCAGCGATATAAACGTCAACTTCATTCACGTCACCCGGCAGTTCTACGGAAGCGGTGCTACCGTTGTCTGTCAGTTCGGCGAAAGTGTTGTTCAAAATGTCAGTCATTATATTCTCCAGAAAAAAAGGGAGGCACCAATCGGCACCTCCCAATTTAGACTACTGCTTATGCAGAGATAAGTTCAACAGCGCATTCAGGACGCAGGATGCCGTGGCCAAGCGCATACTTGGCAACAACCAGCGTACCCTGACGGCGGATGTCGTAGTCCATTTCCATCGCGAGGTCAAGCAGCTTCACGGTGCCGATGGCAGCCTTGTGCATAACCAAACCTTGCGTGTTGGAGAAGTCGCCCTGATAGGCGGCAGGACCAGTGGCTACGTTCGTGCTCGGCAGGTGATTGCTTTTCACAATCTGAACGCCAGCAACGCGCAGTACAGTACCGTCAGCGTAGACACCAGCACCACCCCAGTCACGGTTAATGACGTTGGTAGTCTGAGCAGCGAGGTAGTACTGAGCAGGACGCAGAACGGCAACACGATCCATATCAGGAACGTCTTTCTCGTCCAGTGCCTGAGCAGCGGCGAAGATACCAGCAGCGATAGTAGAACCAGTCGTGGCATAGCCAGCGTTGGTCAGCTGTGAACCACCGTTACCACCAGTGACAGTCGCAGAAGCGCGAGCGGCCAGACAGCCAACCTGAGCAGAGTTCTGGTCGAACTTCTTGGACAGGGCGCGACCAGCTTCAGTCGAGTAGGTAGAACGATAGTCGTAGTGATTCTTGGCTTCGTCAATCAAAGGGACGAACACGTCAGCAATCAACAGGTCGTCGATCGTGATAACACGCTCGTTGACGTTGCTGGTCTGGCCGACGATTTCTGCACCCGGAGTATGGTAACTTGCGTTAACCTTCCAAGTTGCAGGGAACTGAGCAGACTTGCCGCTCTGGATGTTGCGAATAGTTTGCAGCGCTTCGAAGACATTTGACTCTTCGTAAGCTGTCAGGACTTCACCACCGAAGACCTTCAGGAACAGAGCATCGGTATCGCCAGCAGAGTTGACTTGACCAATGCGTAAGGGAGTTGCAGCACTCATAATTAAGTGTCCTTGATTCAATAAGTTAGAGGAAAGTTGTGCCTCGGAACTTACTCGGAAGTTATCTGCGCGTCGAGCATCCTCGAATGTCAACGGTCAGGCTACTGAAATTTGTTCGGGCATCGCCCTGAGCGAAAAAAAGGGGAGCCGATTAAGGCCCCCCGAAGGTATTTCACTTACACAGGGAGAGGTTGATATGACCGGAAAATCGTTTCCGGGTATCTCTGTACACCCTATTAATTTTTCTACCAAATATTACTGTTGGCCAGCTTGGTTTCGACCTGCTTGCGGAAGGCCGCGTCGGTCTTGTACCGTGGGTCTCGCATGTCGCGGGTCATTTCCGCCCTGCTTTCGTACCCTGAGCGCACTGCGGTCTGGTCTCCAGTGCCTTTCAGCAAGCTTGGAGCCGTCCCCCGGCGTGCCTGAAGCCCGCCGACAGCCATCTTCACGGCCTCGATCGAGCCACCGGCCATGATGTTATCGTACGCATCAATCTCAGCTTCCGACAGGTTGGCAGTGGCCCATTCCATCAGCGCGCCATACTCTTCAGCACCGCCAACCTCAGAATAAACCTGAGTAATCAACTGGTTACTGATGGCTTCCTGGCCGAGGACGTAGTTGTCGAGGAAGTCCCGAGCTACGCCCTTCTCTTCGAAGGCCTTGTAGGTCTCGTCAGAGATGGTGCGGTCGTTCTTGATGAACTCACTGACCACATCGTCCATGGTGATGGTGGTTGTCGGTGCTTCCTCAGCATCTGCTGCCTCAGGTGCAGGCTCAGAGTTGGCCTGAGGCTTCGCCTGAGCGCCGCTACGGGCCTTTTCCAGCTCACCATAGGACTTGGCCAGCTTCTCCGTTGCCTCTTCTACAGTGCCTTGTCTGAACTTCTCAGGTATGTAGTCCGGGTATTCGACAGCCGCAGCTGCCTCCGGCTTGCCTTCATCACTCGGCAAGGAGTCGGCGTTTGGTGATACTTCAGCACCTTTGCCGGACGATTTATCCAGAGACGCACGGAGTGACGCCACGTCTTGACCGGGGAAGGTGGCTGCCAGCTGCTCATCAGTGTACTCTTCGGACATTACCAGTCCCTCCGAATCGTGCCGTCAGGCAATGTGATGGTACCGTCGGCATTCTTTACACTGACGGTCTCGTCTACTGGTACGTCCTGTACATTATTAGTGGACGTGTCTTCTTTGTGTACATCACGCTTGACCGCAGGCTTAACCTGCGGCTTCGGCGTGGAGTGTACGGGCTTGGCGTTTGCCATATATGACATCTCCTACTGTTGGCGGCCAGCAGCTTGCACTTGTGCCTGCAGCTGTGCCTGTTGTTGTGCCTGTTGCTCCCGAGACTGCTGTACTTCCTGCTCGGAGCGGACAAGACCCTTGGTGTCGATGTTGAGTGCTGCAGCTGTACGCTTCAGGTACTCGGACACAGACAAGTATTCGGCCAGT